TACAAAATCAAATTGAAAAATTTGGTCAACATTTCTTTAAAGAGGGTGCAAAAGTAATACCAGGTAACACTGCGTATTCCTCTGAGTATTTTGCTGTTCAATTAAATAATAGTCATTTAGGAGTTCCTGTAGAGTTTTATATTGATCAATTAATTGATAGAAAGATAATTGGAGCGTCAACTGGTGTAACAGCTATAATTAAACAGGTTCTCAGGTCTGAGAATAGTGAGAATGGAAATTTAACACTGTATATCTCATACATGTCTTCTGGTGTAGAAGACAGTACAATTAAAGTATTTGCTGATGGTGAATTATTAATAGCAGATAGTGATATCGTTTCAGGGCCTCAAAATAATGCCTTTATACCTTCAGGAGAAACATTCGCTTCATGTATTGCTAATAATGCAACATCTACTGCTGCATCATTCTCAATTTCTAATGGTGTTTACTTTATAAGAGGTAATTTTGTTCAAGTTCAAGATGAAACAATTTTATTATCTCAGTATGGAAATGAACCCAGTGCAAGAGTTGGTTTAAGAATAGAAGAAGATATAGTTAACGCTGATGAAGATGAGACATTAGCAGACAACTCAAAAGGATTTAATAATTACGCTGCACCTGGTGCTGATCGTTTAAAAATATCTGTTAGTCTATTTGCTAAACCACTAGATGACTTTAATGATTCTAATTTTATTGAACTAGCAGTTATTGATAACGGTATTTTAAGGTCTCAAGTTAAAAACACAAATTATGGTTTTATTAGAGATGAATTAGCTCGTAGAACATTTGCAGAATCAGGTGATTATACTGTTAAAAATTTTAGTGTCGCTCTAAAAGACTCATTAAATGATAATATTGGTAACAATGGAGTATATCAAGAAGGTGAATTTACTCAAGGTGGAACTTTAGCATCAGACGATCTTGCAGTGTATCAAGTATCACCAGGTAAAGCTTTTATCAAAGGTTATGAGGTTGAGACTATTAGTTCTACTTATATAGATTGCCCAAAACCAAGAACATCATTAACATTACAAAGTCAAGGTGTTGCATATAATACTGGAAATTCAGTAAGGATGAATAATGTATCTGGTGCACCTCAGATAGGAATAGGAAATACTTATATTATTAGTTTAAGAGATCAAAGACAAGGATCTTCACAACTAAGTGCCAATGGAACGGAGATTGGTGTTGCTAGAGTTTATGATTTTGCTCTAGAATCTGGCTCTTATACCGTTGCCAATTCTGCAGTTAACGAGTGGGATATTTCATTATATGACATTCAATTATATTCCAAATTAACTCTTAATGAACCAATTACACTTACAATACCAACTCAAATAAAAGGAAGGTATAGTGGTGCTACAGGATTTTTAAGATCTGCTGTAAGTAACAGCACATCTTTAGTAGTTTATGAAAAAACTGGAGAGTTCATAACTAATGAACCATTTGATATTAATGGAATTTCTAATAATCGTGTTGCAACTGCAATTACCTCTTTTGGCATGCAAGATGTTAAGTCATTATATGGCGGCCCTGATAATGGTGATGTTGGTTTTGCAAAAACTTTCAATGGAGATGTAATACAGTCACCAATAATTGATTTTGGTAATGCTCAATTTACTGCAAAGGATAATGCAACAGGTGTGTGCACAGTTACTAGTGAAAGTGCATTATTTCCAGGTACATTAAAAGTTGGAAATATTTTATCGTTTGGTGGATTAGGTAATAATATTCCATCATTCGCAAGAATAACAGAAGTTAATACAAACGATGTTAAAGTCACTGGTGTTACTACAGTTACTGGTGTTGCAAGTGGTGCTATTCCAACATCCTCTACACAAGTTTCTAGTTTAAAACTTCAAACATCACCATTAGAAAGATCTACTGAAAGTAAGTTATACGCTGAGATGCCTAAATCATTGATTTCAAACGTTGATTTAACTAACTCCTCTATAACTATTAGAAAAACATTTGATGTAGATGTAGCAATTAATCCAAACACGGGGTTAGGTCAACTTACCTCTGCGTTAGCTGCAGGTACTAATGAATCTTTCCTACCATTTGATGAAGAAAGATATGTTTTCATGAGATCTGATGGAACAACTGTTTCTTTGACAGAGGAAATGTTCTTATTTTCCGCAGGTAATACAGTATTACAAATAGAGGGATTAGGTGGAGCAACAACTGGATGCACGTTAATAGCGACTCTTACTAAATCAAAACCAGCAGCAAAAATAAAAAGATTAAATCGTGTAAATTCAACGGTGATTAACTATTCAAAAGATAGTGCTTCTGGTATTGGTGCGACAACTTTAAACGATGGTCTAACATCAGGAAACTTCCCTATAGGAACAAGAGTTCAAGATAATAAGATTTCTTTAAACGTGGCAGATGTTATAGGAATTCATGGTATTTTTGAATCCTCAGATATATCACAAGCAACTGCACCTAAGATGACACTGACATCTTTAAATGGGCCTGCTGGAAAAGCAACTGATTTAGTTATTGGTGAACAATTAATGGGTCAAGATAGTGGTGCTGTGGCAATCGTAGCTGAAATTTTAACAGACGCTCAGATTACATATATCACTCTTAATGAAACTGCTTTTCAAGAAGGTGAAGTTGTAGTATTTAAAGAAACAACAGTTCAAGGTTTAATTACTACTTTAGATAATCCTAGTAAAAATATATCTTCTAACTACACATTTGATAAAGGTCAGAAAAGCACTTTCTATGATTACGGATTTATCACTAGAAGATCAAATGCAAAAGCACCAAAGAGACAATTAAAAATATACTTTAAAAATGGTTTTTATGAAACAACCGATGAGGGTGATATTACTGTAAAAAATTCTTATGATACTTTTGATTACAGTAAAGAAATACCTTTTATCAATGGTGAACTGGTAACTGACACAATTGATATAAGACCAAAAGTTTCATCTTACACTGTTCTTGAAAATGTAAGATCACCATTTGAGTTTTTTGGAAGAACATTTACCGCATCAGGAAGTTCTGCTCGAAATATATTAGCTTCTGATGAGACAATTAATCTTGATTTCTCTTATTTCGTTGGTAGAGTTGATAGAATTTTCTTAGATAGAACTGGAAGATTCCAAGTTCAATACGGAGATCCATCTGATAAAAAAGAATCTCCAAATTCAGTTGAAGATGCTATGGAATTGGCAAGAGTGGAATTATCTCCATTTATGTTCCAACCAAGACAAGCAAATATTGATTTTTTAAAGTATAAAAGATATCGAATGAAAGATATCAAAGATCTTGAAGACAGAATTAAAAACTTAGAATATTATACATCATTGTCTATGGTAGAAACACAGACATCAAATTTATTTGTTCCTGATGCTGATGGATTAAATAAATTCAAATCTGGATTCTTTGTTGATAATTTTACAAGTCTTAAACCACAGGAAACTAATGGATTTAAAGTTAGAAATAGTTTAGATCTTGAGAATAATGAATTAAGACCACAACATTATTGCACATCTATAGATTTGATGCCTGGCCCTGTAGAAGGTGTTGATGCGGGAACTGATCGTTCTTTCTTAGCTGCTGAAGGAACAAATATAAGAAAGAGTGAAGAAGTAGTCACTCTTGATTACACTGAAACTGAATGGTTAAGTCAGCAGTTTGCTACAAGAACAGAGAGTGTTACACCATTCTTAGTTAGTTTTTGGCAATCAACTGTTAAGTTAACACCAGCATCAGATACATGGACAGATACTGCAAGACTTGATGCTAAGATTATTCAGCAAGAAGGTAATTTTGCTGGTATCATGGCACAGGCCATGCAGGAGTTTGGAGTTGATCCACAAACTGGATTAGCACCAATACAATGGAATTCTTGGGAAACTAATTGGAGTGGAACAGATCATTCAGATCGTAAATCAAGAAGAAGAACCTCATCGACGAGGCAGGAAGAACATATTATTAGAAGAGGTTGGATTAACGGTGGTCGTGGCCCAAACCTTTCAAGATTTGACAGAATAAGAACAACCACTACTCTTGAAGATACAATTCGTGATACATTCCGAGTTGATCATCAAACTAGAACTGGAACTAGAAAAGTTGTTACGGAGCAGTTTGATAATGAATCTTTAGGTGATAAAGTTGTAAGTCGTGATGTTATTGCTAACATGCGTTCCAGAAATATAGAAATTAGAGTAACTAAATGTAAACCACTTACACAATTATATGCATTCTTTGATGGGGTAAATGTATCAAAATATTGCACTCCTAAACTATTAGAAATTTCAATGACTTCAGGAACTTTCCAAGTTGGAGAAACTGTCATTGGAAAAATGCCAGGATCTGGTATACCTGCAGAGGGAACAGACTTTTCGGCAATTAGATTTAGAGTAGCACAATCAAATCATAGAGCAGGCCCATATAATGCTCCTACAGAAGTTTTTGCTAAGAATCCATATATTTCACAAGTTGGTGCAACTGGTCTTGAGACATTTTTGGGAACACCTGGTACAGTTCAATTAGCATCTGCTAGTGGTGGTGCTACAGACATGCCAGCAACATACTCTTCTACATCCACAATATTAAACGTTGATACAAAATCCATGGCTGATCAAGCACAGGGTGATTATTATGGATATGTTGATCAAAGAATGGAGTTAAGAGGTGCTACTAGTGGTGCTACTGCAACTGTAGTTAGAAGAAGAATGATCTCTGATCTTGGTGCTAATCTGATAGCAAGTTTTTACCTTCCAAATCCAAATAGTGGTAATCACCCAGTATTTGAAACAGGAACAAAAACTCTTACAATGATCGATAACACCACTAATGATCAAGAAAATACAGATACATTTGGTGAAGGTAAGTATACTGCTGAAGGAACATTAGAGACGGTTCAAGAAAATATTATTTCTACTCGAAATGCAATTATTCAAACTAAACCCACTAAAGACGAAAGAACAACTAGAACATTAACAGGGTCTAATGTTATGAAAACAGAGGCCATTAGTTCAGCAGAGTCTACAAGTTCTAATCATAGATGGTATGATCCATTAGCACAGTCTTTCCAAGTTACCGAAGAGGGTGGTATTTTTATTACAAGTTGTGATATCTACTTCCAAACTAAGGATGACATGGATATCCCAATGACGTTCCAAATCAGAACAATGGAAGGTGGAGTTCCAACTCAAAAGATTTTACCATTCTCCGAAATAATTAAAGCTCCTGATCAAATCCAAGTATCCACCAATGGAACTGTAGCAACAAGATTTACATTTGAAGCACCAGTATATCTTGAGGGAGATAATACAGAATATGCTATATGTTTAGCATCATGGTCAACTAAGTATAAGGTATTCATCTCAAGGATTGGAGAGTCTGATTTATTAACAGATGAATTTATATCACAACAACCATACTTAGGATCTTTATTTAAATCACAAAACGCTTCTACTTGGGAACCAAGCCAGTGGGAAGACCTTAAGTTTGTAATTAATAAAGCTGTATTTGATACCAGTGGAACCATGGAGATATATAATCCTATTTTATCCGAGGGTAACAATCAAGTTGCGAGACTACAACCAAACTCACTTAATATTAACTCCAAGAAAATTAGAGTTGGTATCGGAACTTCCTTGGCAGACACTGTTCTTACTTTAGGTAACACAATTAATCAATTAGGATTTAACGATGGTGTTAATTCTGCTTATAGTGCTGCATCAAATGCATCTGGTGATTTTGTAGGTAGTGCTGGTGTTGGAACAGGTAGCATGGGAATTGTTAATGCAGGTTTAGGATACTCTCCTGCATCTGGAACTGGGTTACATGTTGGTGTTGCTCTTACCAATATAACTGCTGGTGGTGATTCACTAACTGCTGATGTGGTTGTTACCGATGGTGGTATATCATCAGCAAGAATTATAACTTCTGGTAGTGGATTCCAACAGGGTGATGTTCTTGGAATAACATCAATCGGAGGCCAATTTGTTGGTAGAAATGCAAGATTATCCATTGTTTCAATAGGTAGAACTGATGAAATTATAATAGATAATGTTCAAGGTGATTTTGTTGTAGGTGGAAAATTAACATATACACATCCAATCACAGGTTTAACAACATCATTGAATACCACAGTTGGTGCTGCAAAAACTTTTGACAGAATTACTTCAGTGCAAAAAATTACATCTGTGAGTGATGGTTTACACTTCACTGTGGATCATAGAAATCATGGTATGCATCATGAGCAGAATAGGGTAACATTATCTGACGTTGAATCTGATGTTCCTCCAACAAAATTATCATTACCTTACGGATCTAGTTCTACTTCAACTATATCTGTTGAAAGCACTGATAACTTTACAACTTATGAGAATGTTGCTGTTGGAGCAACAAACCCAGGCCTATTACAGATAGGTGATGAGGTGATGAAATATACTGGTGCTTCTGGTGGATCAATCACAGGCATAACAAGAGGAAATAATGCAAAAGGATATATTAAAGGAACTCCTGTTCGTAAATATGAGTTAGGTGGTGTATCTCTTGCAAGAATCAATAGAACTCACATAATGAGCGATGTCACAGATAGAGATCCAAATCCAATAACATTTGATAGTTACACTCTTAAAATAGATACCAGTGATTTAACTGCTGCTCAAACTGGATTACCATTTACTGTTCCAAATAGAACAACTGATGCAAGTGCAAACAGTAATCCAAAATTATTCTTTAATGATACTAAATCCACTGGTGGATTTGATGCTCATGCAACACAGAATATCCCATATCAAATCATTTCACCAAATGTAGCTAACATAACTGTACCTGGTACTTCAATATCTGCTGCTATCAAAACAGTATCTGCAGCTAGTCTTAATGATGGTATGGGTCAAGGAACTGATGTTCCATTTTTAGACAAAGGTAGTGAACCTGTAACATTAAATAAATCAAATTATTTGGATTCACCTAGAATGGTTGCATCTAGGATTAATGAAACTAATAATACAGCAATTCAAAATGCACCTGGTGATAGATCTCTGAATATGACACTTACATTAGAAACAAGTAATCCAAATTTATCTCCTGTTGTTGATTTACAAAGAATGAGTGCAGTTTTAATTTCTAACAGAGTTGATGCTCCTATTACAAACTATAAAACTGATTCTAGAGTCAATACGTTATTTGAAGACCCAACATCATGTCTGTATGTTTCTAGAGAAAATGCTTTGGCAAACTCTGCTTCATCTATTAAAGTAATACTTGATGCTCATATTAATGAATATTCTGACTTAAGAGCATATTATGCTATTAGCACAAATCCTAATTTTGATCCTATATTCACACCATTCCCTGGCTATAAAAACTTAAATAATCAGGGTCAAGTTATTAGTTCTAGTGAAAGTGATGGTTTACCTGATAGACTTATTCCTAAAGTTGATGCAGCATTAATGAGTAATGAGGCTACATTTAAAGAATATGAGTTTAACATGGAAGATCTTCCAGAGTTTAAATATTATAGGATAAAGTTTGTTTTATCATCAACCAATCAAGTATATGTTCCTAGAATTTCTAATTTAAGAGTTATCACTTTAGCATAATGTCAGATCTTATTCCAGTTGAAGGTAACGCGGATTTAGTTAGAGATCCAAACACCGATCAAATAATTAACACTAATAAAAGTGCTTATCAACAATATGTTACTCGTCGTGCAAAACGTAAACTTGAGAAAGAAAAATCTTTAAGTGTTGAGGAAGATATCTCTAATTTAAAAAGTGAATTGGGTGAAATTAAATCTTTACTAAAGGAGTTAGTAAATGGCAACTAAGAAAATTACTTTCGATCCAGAGGCTGGAGTTGCTTATGCAGCAAATTTTGCCATGCTTGGTGGTGCTAATTTTGAAGGTAACTTTGAGGTTGTAGGAACATCAAATACTGCATTTAATCTTGAAGGATATTCTGGATCATCTCAGATGACTAAGAGTGTTTCCATAGGATCAACTGCATTTCCTGCAGCAACTTTTGCTGTTGGATTTACAAGTGCAGCTGATGGAAAGATTCGTATATCACTTGGTGGAACACAGACTAAACTTATAGAGGAAGGCCGATATGTATATGATGTCATCGTTAGCTCTGGAAATACATTCTATAGATTGGTCGATG